GACGTCAAGGCAGCCTACGGCGCCACCAATGCGCAGCAAGACGCGACGCTGGCCGCCATGACGCCGGCACCGGACGCCCCGGGGTACGCCGAAGGGAACAAGCGCGCGGAGATATATCGTAACGCCATCAACATTGTGCGCAAGCAACGCACCGCCGACCCGGTGGGGTTTGCGCTGGGCGCCAAGTTGCCCGGGTTCCAAGCTCTGGATATGTCAACGCCCGAAAAGATGGCCGATGGCGTGGCGCTGCGAGTCGGCCCGGGCAAAGCTATCGCTGGATCGTTCGGTACGGAACTGGCGCTGTTGACCAAGCCGGAAGCCGAAGGGATGACCAAGGCGTTGCGCAAGATGCCGACCAGTCAAGGCTTGGCATACATCGATGCGTTGCGCACCAAAACCAACGACCCTGCGGCGTTCAAGTCGATCGTGCAGCAAATCTCGCCGGACAGCCCGGTGACGATGGTGGTTGGCGCGATGTTGGCCAAACAGGATCCGGTCACGCTGAACAAGCACTGGTTCAAGCCCGACCAAACGGCCACCCCTAAAGATGTGGCGGGAATCATTTGGGAAGGCGAGCACCTGCTGAACAAGACGTCGACCGAACGCAAAGATGATGGTACTTCCCGCGGGTTCCCGATGCCGCAAGAACTCTTGCTGCGCCAAGCGTTCAACGGCGCGGTGGGCACGGCGTTCGCAGGGATGCCGGGCGCTGGCGATACAGCATACCAAGCCGTTCGGGCATATTACGCCGGCAAGTCCGCGCGCACCGGCAACCTGGCCGGCAAGGACGCGCCCGATTCGACCCTGATAAAAGAGGCTGTCAAGGCGGTGACCGGCGGGGTGTACGAACAGAACGACACGAAAGTCCTGATCCCGTGGGGGATGCCTGAAGACAAGTTCCAGGAGTCGATCAAATCCAACTTCGCGCAGGCGTCGCGCGGCCTCGGATTGACCGGGCCGGCGAGCGATGTCAGCAAGTATGGGCTGCAAGGCATCGACGACGGCAAGTACCTGGTGCGCAACGGCACCGACTTTCTGAAGGGTGCGGACGGCCGGCCGATCGTGCTGGACGTGTACAACGCCCCGACCACGTTGGCCCAAGCGCCCGTGGTGCCGACTGCCGCTGGAAGCCGAAGCGTCGGTGGGGTCATCAAGCGATGAGCTACCTATACGGGCTGGACCCGGTAGAGCAAAACAAGGCGCTCGACCGCGCGTATGAAAACACGCTCGATCCGAACTCGGTCAAGGCGGGGATGTTCGACGGCATGGGTGAAGCCGCGCTCACCGGGCTGTTCGCCGGCGCAGTGGCCAAGCCCGCGCTGCTGTTGGGCGATTCGGTTACGGAAGCGGTCTTGCCTTTGGCCGAACGGCTGGACAAAGATTTCGACACCAGCACCGCGGAGTGGCTGAAAAAGGAACAGCGCAAGAACGTCGACATGGTCAAGAACCTGCGCGACCGCCAGGCTTCATACGGCACGGCGAGTCAAATCGTCAACGGCTTCGCGGACATGGGGCCGCAGGCGATAGCGGGTTTCGCCATGGGCGGCCCGGCCGGTGCCGCTGTCGCGGTCGGCGGGTTCCAGGGATACGCGGATTCACGACTGGCGATGGAAGACGGCGTCGACCCGTTGACGGCCGCAGGCAAAGGCGCGATCACCGGCGTGACGAACGCGATCGGGGTTGCGTTGCCGATGGCCAAAGCGGGCGCGAACCTGTTGACCAATATCGGGATCGGCGTGGGCGGCAACGTGTCGATGGGCATGATCCAGCGTGGCGGCACTTCCGCGCTCCTGGAAGCCCGTGGCTACGGGGAGATGGCGAAGCAGTACCAGTGGCTGGACAAGGAAGCAATCGCCATTGACTTGATCCTGGGCGCCGCATTCGGCGGCGTGGGCCACTACGCCTACAAGCGCATGGCCGCGCCCAAGCCAGAAGAAATCGCGGCCGCGTTGACCGCCAACGAAAAGATGCACGTTGAGGTCGACACCGCGCCGGGCGTGCCAAAGACGGCAGACGCGCGGGACGCCCACGTCCAAGCACAGATGCGCGCGACTGAGCAATTGCTGCGTGGCGAAACCGTCGACGTTGGCGACCTGGCCCGCCGGGTGGACACGGTGGAGATGGAAACCCGCGCGCCATTCCTGGAAGCGCAGGACCAGGCATTCCGCGAGGTGCTGCCCAAAGAAGTGATGGACGTGATGGATCCGGTTCCGGAGCTGCCGCGCGAGGTTGTGGCGCCGCAGTCGACCATGCGCGAGTTGGAGCAACAGGCTGCCAAGCTGACCGAGCATTCTGCAAAAGCCGATGCAGCGGTCCCTGTAGCGGAGGCAAACCAAGCGGCCATTCGGGCACGCGTAGACGCGCTGGACGCCGCGATGGCTAAAGCCAACGCGGCTGGGGAGCCCACTGAACGAATCATGGCGGAACTCACCGCAGAAAATAGCCGCTTGCGCGTAGCGGGGTGGGCGGCATCGGACGCACGGGGCGAAGCGGCGGCAGCCAAAGCCGACCTGATGACCGCCGAAGAAAAACTGAAAACCGAGAAAGAAAAGCCCGCCCCCAAAACCCACGACGGCACGGACGCAAGTATGGCCAAGGCCGCGGATGTGCGCCCGGTGGAAAACGACATCACGCGCCAAGCGTTGGAACGTCGCCCCGACCTGATGATCCGTGGCGAAGACGGCGGGATGGTCAGCGCCGCCGACGCGCTGCGCGAAGTCGACGCGGAAATCCAGCGCGCGCAGCAAGACGCCGCGCTCCACGATGTTGCCGTAGCCTGCTTTTTGCGAGGATAGAGAATGCGTCAAGAATGCGTCGAAGCCGTCACCCGTGCCGCTGGTCGGTCGCTCACCCAGGTCGAGCTCAAAGGGATCGAAGACCGGATCAAGGGGAACCTGCGCCAGTTGGTCATGAAAGACCAAGGCGCGTTCCTGGGGATGTCGGATGCCGCGCGCTTGCAAGAGGCGGCAAAGATGGCCAGCGAACAGTTGATTGCGGAAGCGGTGAAAAAGAAACAGCGGATCGGCAAGCAAATCCAAGTCCACGACACGTTGGAGAATTACGTCCAGTCGCGCGTGGCCGCGGGGGAAACGCCGTTGCGCGCGCTGGAACGCACGCTGGTGTTTAGCTCAGACGGCAAGAGCAACGTCCAGTCGGTGGAAACCAAAGCCACCGCGGTATTCCGTGGCGCCATGGCCCACATGACAAGCCTGTTCGACCAAGGCAACGGCGCGTTCTTCGGCCTGATACAAGACAAGGCGGGCACCGAAGCAATCATCCGTGAAATGTTCGGGGAGCACTCAGGTATCGCCGGCGCCAAGCAAGCGGCCAAAGCCTTCCACGAAGCGGCCGACGCCATGCGCCGCCAGTTCAACGACGCCGGTGGCAGCATCGGCAAGTTGGAAGACTGGTCGATACCCCAGCAGCACGCAGCCGACAAGGTATTCACGGCTGGGCAAGATGGTTGGGCGGCGTCGATCCTGGGCAAATTGAACCGCGACAAATACGTCAACGCGGATGGCACGGCGATGACCGACGCGGACCTGACCACGTTCCTTGGCCACGCCTGGGACACGATCGCCTACGATGGCCGTGGCAAGATCAAGCCCGGCGGCCAAAAGGGCACCGGCGCGCGGGCCACGCGCGGCAGTGAGCACCGGCAAATCCATTTCAAGGACGCCGATTCGTACATGGAATACCAGGCGCAGTTCGGGGACAAGTCGCTGTGGGACACCGTCGTGGGGCACACCCTGGCGCTGTCGAAAGACATCGCGCTGGTGGAGAAGTACGGCCCGAACCCCGATCTGACCTTCCAGTATTTTCTGGATAAAGCCGGCCAGCAGATGATGGAGCAAAAAGTACCTGAAGGGAAAATCGGCAGCGCGTCGTCGTCCCTGTCCGGGTTGTACGATTACGTCGCGGGGCGGCAGCCCGTTGCGGGTAGCGAAGCCCTGGCACAAAAGTTCGACACCCTGCGCAACTGGATGGTGGCATCCAAGCTGGGCTCCGCAGTCATCGGGTCGCTGGCCGACGAAGGCACGATGGTACTGACCGCCAAGGTGAACAACCTGCCGGTCGCACAGATGTGGCGCAACGAACTGACCGCCATGAACCTTGGCAACCAGGCGGAACTGCGCCAGGCGCGGCGTGCCGGGCTGGCATGGGAGTCCGCCATCTCGGGCATGAATCGCTGGGGGCAGGAGAACCTGGGGCCCTCGCTGTCTTCCAACCTGGCCAGTGCCACCATCAAGGCGTCCGGGTTGTCGGCCATCACCGACGTGCGCAAGCGGGCGTTCGGTATCACGATGATGGACTCGATCGGCCACCTGACGCGCAAGAAAGAGTTTTCCCAGCTCGACCTGGAAGACAACAAAATTCTGCTGTCGAAGGGCATTACCGAAACCGACTGGAACGTATGGCGCCTGGCCGATACGGAGAACTGGAACGGCACGAACGCCACGGTCCTGTCGCCCGACGCGATCTACGCCGTTCCGGATGCTGCGTTGTCCCACCTCGGTAACCCCGAAGCGGTGCGGCGCGAGGCGGCGCAAAAGCTCATCGGGGCGGTGCTGGAAGAAGTCGACATGGCGGTGGTCACACCCGGCGCCAAAGACCGATACCAGGTCAGCGGCCAATTCCAACGCGGGACCTGGACGGGGGAACTCGCCCGGTCGGTGTTCCTGTTCAAATCCTTCCCCTGGGCCATGCTCACGCGCCATTGGGGCCGCGGCCTATCGATGGATACCTCCACCGGGAAAGCGGCGTACATCGCGTCATTTGTTTCGCTCACCGCCATCATGGGCACGGTGGCGCTGGAAGTGGACGAGATATTGAACGGGCGGGATCCGAAGTCGTTGAACGTGGCGGACGACAAAGGCGCCTGGAAGACGGGGCTCAAAGGGATGCTGAAGGGCGGCGGGCTGGGGCTGTACGGCGACTTTCTATTCTCCGAAGCCACGCAGCACAGTCAAACCGGCGCGGTGGCTTCGCTGCTGGGCCCGGTTGCCGGCCTGGTGGACCAGTCGCTGCGGCTCACCATGGGCAACGCGGTGCAAGCGGCCAACGGCAAGGACACCAACTTCGGGGCTGAAGCCGCGCAGATGGTCCGGTCGAACACGCCGTTCGCCAACCTCTGGTACGCCAAGGGCGCGCTGGACCATCTGGTACTGCAACGGCTGCAGGAGGAACTGAATCCTGGCTACAACGCCAAGGTTCAGCAGCGCGCGCAGAAGGAATTTGGGCAGCAATACTGGTGGCGCCCGGGCCAGGAAACACCTGACCGTGGCCCCGACTTTGGCCGAATCACGGGCAACTGATTGCGAAATCAGCACGATGTTGCGATAATCAAATGTATTAGGGGATTGCCATGACCGTCAGCACTACCGAAAACCGGAAATCGTATGCTGGAAATGGCGCCACAACGGCCTTCTCCTTCCCGTACTATTTCTCCGCTAACGCCGACCTCGTCGTTGTCCTGACCACCACGGTCGGGGCGTTGGTCACGAAAACGCTCACGACGGATTACACCGTCACCGGCGCAGGCGTTGCCAACGGGGGGACCGTCACGATGCTGACCGCGCCCGCGACGGGCGAATCCCTGGTCATCTACCGCGACCCCCAACTTACCCAGGAAGCAGACTTCGAAGACGGCGACGCGCTGCCGGCCGCCACGATCGAGGGCGCGTTCGACAAGCTGACGACCATGGTTCAACGGGCGTCCGACCTGGTCAAGCGGTCATTGCGCCTGGCCGATGGCGACGCGGCCACCACTTTGGGGGCGCTACCTATCGCGTCCGCCCGCGCCAACCTGCTGCTGTCATTCGACGCTGATGGCAATCCGGAAGCGGTGGCGCCAACGGCGGGAACCGCGACCGCCTTGTCGCTCCTTCTGGCCAGCGTTAGTGGCGCCGGATTAGTCGGCTTCGGGTCTACGACGGTTGCGGACCAACTCAGCACCTTCGGCGCACAGATCGCCAAAAGCACGCAGCAGTTCCGATTGACGTTGACATCGGGAACGCCGGTGACTTCAGCGGACGTCACCAGCGCGAGCACGATCTACTTGACCCCATACACGGGCAACGTGATCGGCTTGTACGACCCGGATTTAGGGTGGGGCGCGTGCGAGATTGCGCAGATAAGCAAAACGCTATCCGGCCTGACAATTGCCCGGCCGTATGACGTGTTTGCCTATACCGCCGACTTCGTAACGGTGGCCCTGGAATTCACGGCATGGGCCAGCGACACAGCAAGGGCAACAGATTTGGCCGTGCAGGACGGGGTGCTCGTTAAGTCTGGATCGGCCTCCTACCGCTATCTTGGAACCTTCTACACAACCAGCGCCTCGACAACCGAGGACAGTGCGTACCGGCGATACCTTTGGAATTACTACAATCGAGTAGACCGAAGCCTTGCCAAGGTCATTGCGACAGCATCGTGGAGCTACAACACCGATACATTTTCGGTGTTCAACAGCGATACGCTGAACAGTGTCGGGATCATCAATGGCGTTGCCGAAGAAAGTCTGACGCTTTCTGTTGTGGCGGCTGGAACTTTGGTCAACGCGAATTCAGCAATGCGGGCTGGCATCGGCCTGACATCTTCCGCTGCAACGAACATCGCCAGTGCTTGGGGTGTGTACGCTACCGGCGGCGCAGGATCGGTGGGCGCGGCAGTGGCAAGCTATGCCGGGGTTCCCGCAATCGGGCAGGCACGTTATGCACCAACATTCCGTGGGAATGGTCTTGGTGCGAAAACCTGGTATGGCACGGATGCCGCAAACGGAAATTCATCAATTACTGGCCGATGGAGAGCGTGACCTTGGAACTCTCTAACCTCATATCCCTTGCCCTTGGCGCATGTATCGCCGCACTCGGTTGGTTCGCTCGCGTGCTGTACGAAGCCACGCAATCCCTCCGGCGCGACCTGTCTGATCTGGAGGTCAAAATCTCCAATGATTACGTT